CCATTTTCATCAATCCAAACATGTCTATTACAACATAAACGTTCCTTAATAGCAAAACAATGAGAAACTTCCTTTCCATTAATAATAAGAATAGCATTATTATTGGAGTAATCACATGTATAAGTAGAATTAGGTAATATACTTTCGTGAACCAAAAGTTTTTTCCCTTTCAACTTAGACAAAAAATCCTCTCTGTATGAAATTAACCTTTTAATATTATCTTGAAGACCTTCTGAAGGATTTTTAGCATATTTCTTTTGAAGAATAGCTATCCTACGATTAATTTCTTCAATAGAAACACTAAGTTCTTCATCATTACTCATTGGAAAAGCATTTAATTTTTGAACGTTCCTAATGTTATAATTTTTATCCCCATATACGGGCATAGGCACAGGAACTGGAAATTGAGATTCATGCATAGGAATTTTTTCTATTACCCTTTCTTGATCACGTTTAATAATTTTTTGATGTCCTGGTTCATTAATTAGTTGAGTTTTAGAACCATCTACATGTAAAGATTCACTAAGAATTTTTATCTGTGAATTTAAATCCTTTATCATAGCAGACGTTTGAACTTGATTTTGAACCAAGCCATCCAATATATTAGGAGAATCACAAGAAACGACTGATTCATATGCATTAAAATCGATCTTACGATTTGGATCGTAATTCGGTGGTTCCATGTCAGTATAATCATCTTCTGGATGATCTTCCTTTTCCATGGTACTACTTATTACTGCATCAGAAGACTTAATTACACGTCTATTTTGCAAATAATCGCTTGGATCAGATTTATTTTTATTTCTGTTCTCTTGCCCCATCCCTCTCTTTTGTTGTGCTTCAAAATTAAACTGTTTTTTACTTTTAAGGAAAGCTTCCACTTTCTGTTTAGCAATTTCAGTTAAATTTTTCTGCACATCTACCATTAATTTTTCAATAGGTTGCCCAATTTCTTTCTTTGATTCAAAAACTGGACCTGCCTCAAATCCTAAGAAACCATGATCTGGCCCAACCTCTCCTACTACAGCTTCATGTGCATCAGCATCATGAAGCATCACTGGAGCATTGAACACTACTGGTTGTCTATGAAATGAAGAAGGATTAGGATTGAAAATCTTATACCCAATAGAATTTAAAGATTTAAACAAAATAATAATAACTTTGTGCGTCTTTATAACATAAAGGAGATAAACAATCCACCACAACTTATATGAAAAAGTAACTATAATGGTCAAAATAATAGTT